TAAACAAAATTATGGTATGTATAATGAGTCATACTATAATACTGGATGTCATAATTTTGATAATGAATATTTTAATAGTCAAATAACAAGATATTTTGATAACATTTTGGAATCACTATATGATTCTGAAGAGTATAATGATGTTGAGGAATATTATAGTATTATTCGTTTTGTTGCTAACAAATATGGTTTTGATAAATGGATTAATTTACAAAGAAATAAAAATCTATACTTCAGAGTTAAAAGTGTGGATCCCAAAACAAATAAATTGTTAATAGAAATTGTTAATAACATAACTAATTCTACCACTAAAAGATCCTTAACTTATGATGAATTCATTAGATTTGAGAGTCAATATGAATTATTCATAGAAAATAAAAAAAATATAAAAAAGTTTTTAAAATTGATTTAATTTTCATACATTTGTGGTATGGAAAGAAATTATCAATTATTGAAAGAAGTTTTGTCGGTTCCGACAAAAACGTATCACGAAGATTTAATGATTCAATTTATATGTGATTGGTTGGATGAAAACAACATTCCGTATTATGTTGATCTACTTTATAATATTTATGCAACCAAACAAACGGATGAAAATGTTGATCATTTTCCTTGTGTAATTGCTCATACGGACACGGTTCATACCATTGATTCTATTAATGTTAGAGAAGAGATGTTACCAGATGCTCAAGGTAATGTTAAATTATCTTTGAAGGCGTATAATAACGATGGGAACCCTACAGGTATTGGTGGTGATGATAAGTGTGGTGTTTATGCTTGTTTGGAACTACTTAAAGAACTTCCTAATGTTAAGGCGGCATTTTTTGTTTCGGAGGAAACTGGTTGTAAGGGATCCTCAAATGCCGATCCTAAATTCTTTGATAATGTTGGTTATGCTATTCAGTTTGATGCTCCTGAAAACAATATGATTTCAGAATTTTTGATGGGAGTTAATATGTTTGACCGTAAAAGTGATTTCTTTGAGGTTGGTGGTAGATTGATCAATGAACATTTCCCTAAAGATACAAGATACCATAGACACCCATATACTGACATTTATCCGATCAGACAAAAATTTAAAATATCTTGCTTCAATATCTCAATTGGATATTATAGATATCATACCGAAAATGAATATGTTGTTGTTGACGATGTTTATAATGGTATTAAAGTGGGTAAACTAATGATTGAAGAACTTGGTTATACTAAACATTAAAAAAGGAGGTTATTAAACCTCCTTTTTCTTTCTCCCTTTTTTCTTCGGTTGTTCTAATGATCTATTTTCAATATCAATAATTTTATTTTCACCCTCAACCTTAACATATAACATATGTTCTTGACCCTCTTTAATTTCGTCAAGTAATATTTTTTCTGAAATAAGATCCTCAATTTTATCTTGTATTGCTCTTTTAATTGGTCTTGCACCATATTGTTCATCAAATCCTACTTCAGATATTAAATCAATAACCGAAGACTCGTAGGAGATGTTATATTTCATTGATTTTAATCTACCAATTAACTTATCAATTTCAAGTTTAACAATTTTATCAATATGTTCTTTTTTAAGAGAATTAAATATGATCACATCATCAATTCTATTTAAGAATTCGGGAGCAAAAAACTTACTTAATTCTTTCTTAAGAATATCTCTTTTATATTCTTCTTTAATTGCCTCACTATTGTTGTTTGATTTAAAACCAACTCCATTACCAAAATCCTGTAGTTTTTTAACTCCAATATTTGATGTCATGATAATCAAACAATTTTTGAAATTAATTTTTCTTCCCAAACCATCTGTCATATGACCATCATCTAACATTTGAAGGAGGGTTGCAAATATGTCCTTATTTGCCTTTTCAATCTCATCAAATAAAATAACCGAATATGGTTTGTTCTTAACTTGTTCTGTTAATTGACCACCTTCTTCATGACCAACATACCCTGGAGGGGATCCGATTAATCTTGATATTGTGTGTTTCTCCTGAAACTCAGACATATCAACTCTTATCAAATTTTCTTCATTTCCGAATATTTCTTTTGCCAATTTTTTTGCTAAGAACGTTTTTCCTACACCAGTTGATCCCAAAAATATAAATGAACCAATCGGTCTATTTGGATCTTTAATGCCGACACGGTTTCTCCTAATTGATTTTGAGATCTTTTTAACCGCATCTTCTTGTCCGATAACAATATCATTTAATGTTTGTTCCAAATTGACCAAAGACTTTGTTTCATCTATCGTAATTTTATTAACAGGGATTTTTGTCATATTTGACACAACTTCATAAACAAGTTCTTCAGATATTTCTCTTTTACTTTGTTGTAATTGATCCTCAAACTTCTTTTTCTCTTCATCTAATTTTGTTAGAATCTTCCTTTCTTTATCCCTTAAATCTGCCGCCAACTCATATTTTTGTTTTTTAATAACATCCAATTTTTCAACCTTAATAAGAGATAACTCATATTTTAATTTCTCAATGTTTTCAGGTAATTTTAAATCTACTTGAGATCTGGCGCCAACCTCATCTAATATATCAAAAGCTTTATCAGGGAATTCCCTATCTGTTATATATCTGTCTGCCAACTCAACACATAAATTTAAAATCTCATCGGTATAAAAAACTTTGTGATGGGATTCATATTTTGGTTTTGAATTCTTTAGAATTGTTAATGTCTCTTCTTTTGTTGAAGGATCAACAATGATCTTTTGGAATCTTCTTTCCAAGGCTCCATCCTTTTCAAAGTTCTTACGATACTCATCAAGAGTTGTTGCCCCCACACATTGGATCTCACCCCTTGCAAGGGCTGGTTTGAATATGTTTGATGCATCTAATGATCCTGAAGAACTACCAGCACCAACAATTGTGTGAATCTCATCAATAAAAACAATTATGTTAGGATTGTTCTGTAATTCCTCAATAATTACTTTCATTCTTTCCTCAAACTGACCTCTATATTTTGTTCCAGCAACAATTGAGTTCATATCCAAAGAAACGATTCTTTTATCTGATAAATTTTTTGGACAATCACCCTCATAAATTTTCATTGCAAGACCCTCAACAATTGCTGTTTTACCACAACCTGGTTCACCAACAATAATTGGATTGTTTTTCTTTCTTCTTGATAATATTTGTGCGATCCTCATAATTTCTTTTTCTCTACCAACAACAGGATCTAATTTACCTTCTTCAGCAAGCTTATTTAAATCGCGACTAAAATTATCAAGAACGGGAGTATTCTTGTCAGAACCTTTTTTACCTTTGTCATCATTATCCATATTTTCTATCATTTTTTCTAATTTTTTAAAAATCTAATCAATGAATAAATAAAAGTCTATATTTTGACAAAATGTCATATAAATTAACAAAAATATGACATTTTGTCATTAATTTTATTTTAGCATATCTTTAGTAAAAAGGAGGTTAAAAATAAACCTTAAATAAAAAAAATATGTTTAGAAATTTTTACAATCTTAATCGTTTGTTTAGAGAATTTAATTCTTTTGATGGTCTTTTTGAGGGTATTAATAATTCCTTCACCAATAATAAGGAAAGAATTGAGTCAGGAGAAGATGAGAATAGTGATTGGGAAAGAAGAAGTTTTAGGAGTGATGACGGACTTTATTCGTATACAATCATAACCAGAAATTCAAAACCACCAAATAAACGTGATGAGATATCAGATCTTAAATTAAGACTTGATAATTTGATTGATCATCAAGAATTTGAAAAGGCTTGTGAATTAAGAGACAAGATCAAAAAGTTGGAATCAAACAAAGAAGAATTGGAGTCTTTAAATAAGGAATTGAATGAATCAATTAAAAATCAGGATTATGAAAGATGTATTGAGTTAAGAGATAGAATAAATAGTTTGAAATAATTTTGACCTTTGAATCCACCAAACGGTGGATTTTTTTTTATTGTCGTATATTTATATATAAATCTTTTAAAATATGAAAAAAACTTTATTTAATATTGATGAATCTGAAAAAAGAAGAATCCTTGAAATGCATGAGACCGCAACCAAAAAACAATATTTAGGGGAGCAACAAGCGGCAACTACACCCACAACTCCTGTTACAGCACCAGGAACTAAAGATCCTGCGGCATTTGTTAAATCGGTTGCAAATATTGCAATAAATAATGATCCTACATCTAAATTAACTTTTAAATCAAAATCTCAACCAGATGGAGTTAATTTTACAACAAAAGTAACAAAAACACCGGGTAAGAAGGATCCTAGTACAGGTAAACTAACATCAGATGTTTACACTATTATGTTAAAATCCAATAGTATTGATTTACGATTTGATTTTACTTGTTCGTACGGAGCTAGATTTGTTCAATCAGTGGTTAAAGACGACTCAGTATTTGTTACAAACCCTATTGAAAATAATAAAACTTACAGTGGTTCTGAAAACATAAATAACGTATTAAAACAATTAAGTCCTGAACTTATCACTAAATCAAACCCATTCCTAGTTGAATTTAAACAAGATTTTTGCTCATAAAAAAAGGGTCGTAAGACCCTTTTTTATTTTAAATAACTTATAATCCCATATGATTTATTTGTGTTAACATCTGAATAGAATTGTGTAACGTATGGGTCATTAGATTTCATATTATTTGTATTAACCGTTACAAAAAGATCCATAGGTTCATTTGTTTTTCTATCAATTGTTTTGCAAGTAAAAATATAAACACCATTATTAATTTTATAATCCATAATTCCTGATGAAAATTCATCATCAAGAAAAAAGAATTTGTATGTTTTGGCACTCAAGTCAAATTTTAGGGTATTACGACCAAATCCATAACCTAAAACAGTTAGATTTTTATCCCCAACAATTGAATCGTAATTTTCAGTAAACTTACATTCAAAAGTTGACCATTGATCAATTTCTGCAATTATCACTTGACCAAACCCAACAAAAGAAACGAACAACATAACCAAGGAGAAGACAAAATTTTTCATATTTTTTATTTTTAATTGTTTATACAAAGATATATAAATTATTGAATTATCCAAAATTATTATTATGTTTTTATAAAAAAAATTATGGCAATTGTAAAAGAAGAAATTTCAGGAACAACAATCGTAAACGAGATTAATTCAAGTAATTTGAAAAAAACCATTTACGACACAATAACAAAAAAACTGGTTGTTGAGTTCAACAATGGTGCCAAGTACGAATATAATGAGGTTCCCCACCAATTATACACTCAATTTAGAATGTCAGAGTCTCAAGGTAAATTCTTTAGTTCAAAAATCGCAAAAACATTCAAATACAAAAAACTATAACAATTTCATTTTGTATGGTATTTATGAATAATGGATACATACGGAGATATAATTTCTAGTTTTAAAGTTCAAAAAACATTAAACCCAAAAATTTGGGATAATGTTGATGATGATCCAAAATTAAATAAAGAGATAAGGGATCGTTTATTAGAGATTGCTTATGAATTTATTGATTTTTTAGGTGTTGATATTTTAATCACAGATATTGTTATGACAGGATCCTTGGCTAATTATAATTGGTCAAAATATTCGGATGTAGATTTACATATAGTTGCCAATTTTAATCAATTCCCATCTAACCAACTTGAACTTTATAAAGAGTTCTTCACATTGAAAAAAATAATCTTTAACGAAAAACACGATATCACCATTTATGATTATGATGTTGAGTTATATGTTGAGGATGAGTCTGAGGCACATTTTAGTAGTGGGGTTTATTCCATTCTTTTTGATCAATGGGCAAACAAACCAAAGAAAGAATCAGTAACTATTGATAAAGAAAAATTAAAAGATAAATCCAAACAATGGATGGATATTATTGATGGTGTTATTGATAATGTAAAAGATGAGGATATTGATACTGCAAAAAATATATTGAAGAAATACAAAGAAAAAATTAAGAAATATAGAACTTGTGGATTAGAGAAAGAAGGGGAGTATTCTTATGAGAATTTGGTTTTTAAAATATTGAGAAGAAACGGATATATAGATAAACTATATAAATTTGGAGACAAATTTTTAGATAAAAAATTGTCCATAAAATAATTAAACTAAACAATTATTATTCATTGTGTTAACAAACAATGAATATGATATATTTATATAATAAAAAATAATTCAATAAAACAAAAAACAATGGGAGGATTTAAACCAATTGGTAGTGAAAAACTACAAGGTATGGATAAAATTAATAGGATACTTGAAATCGCTCGTTATAATGAGCATCTACCAAATCCTGTAAATGAGACTAAATCAACCGAATTTTCTGTACCAATGGCTGATGGTAACACGTATCAGATCGTTAAAGAAAAAGTGGGTTATATTATAAAGCAACAAATCAGTGAAAACGTAAGTGAATATATTGAACCAATGAAGAATAGAAAATATTATTCTTCATACTCTCAAGCGCTTAAGCGTTTAAATTTGATGGCAAAAGAGATTAATTCTCGTCACGAAAATTCTGTTGGGACTTCTTTATTTGAGGGAGATAAGAAATATTATCTTAAAACCACAAAAGAAGAGTCTTTAGATGAGCAAAGTCCGGCACCCGCTCCCGCACCTGCACCATCTCCCGCACCATCTCCCGCACCTGCACCATCTCCCGCACCTGAACCAGAACCTGAAATGGAACTAACACCTGAAGATGAGTTGCCGGAACCTGAAGAAGGAATGGAAGATGAAACTCCTGAAGAAGAAATTACTTTCAAAACTATCCAAAAGTTAACAGGTAAATTAGCACAAAAAATTCGTGACTATGAAAGCGGAAAAGAAGAAGAAGAAAAATTGGATGGAAATGATGTGAAATATGTTATAAATTCCATTTTATCGGCTTTGGATCTTTCTGTATTGGATGAAGATGATATTGATGAAATATTTGCTCGTTTTGAAGGGGAGGAAGAAGGAATGCCAGAAGAAGGTGGTGAAATGGAAGGAGAAGTTGAATCTCCTATGGCACCTGAAGAAGGTGATGAAATGGAAAATATGGAACCATCACCTGAAGGTGAAATGGCGGAAATGATGTCATTAGGAGATGCGTTGGAATCAAAAATACCAAGTGTATATGGACATAACGTGGCTAAAAAAGTTGGTCTTGATGAGTTTGAAGATGAATTTGGATTTGAGGACGAAGAAGAGGAAGACGATTACACTATGAGAGGAGCAAGAAAACACAGACGTTCTTATGATGATGATCATTTTTTACATGGAACATTTAGTGAGTCAGTTGTGGATAAGATCATAACAAAATATTTTGAGGTTGAGGAGGGTGATAAAAAATTGAACGAATCAATTAAAAAAGAAGAAAACAAAAAAAGATTGTTTGAAACAAGATCCGAAATCTTAAGATTGTCAGAAACTACTAAACAAGAAAGATCGGCAATTAAATTTTTGAAGGAAAATACAGATTCAGAATTTATTGGTATAACAAACAAAAAGAATTTGATTTTCAATCTAAACGGTGAACAATATAAAATTACACCTGAAGGTAGACTTATATGAATAAATTAATCTATATTAATGGATTAGGCCCAAACTATAAGGGAGACAACATATATGAATTTATATTCTCCAATACAATTGAAGATGTATGGGGGGAAAATTGGGAATCAAAACCTGCAAATGGTTATCCACTTCCTCCTGATATTGAATATATTAAGAAAGTTGGAGTATTAAGAAATGGTGAAATAACATTGGAGTTGGTACAAGACTCCGATGTTTTTTCCATTATAGACGCAACAGATGATGTTATTGCATTAGGATGGGAGAAAGAAGTAGATGGGATTGATTTCTCAATTATTAAAAGACTTGTTTTTAAGTTTGGACAAACTGAAGAAGAAGTTAAAGATAAATTATATGAACGTGATATCGTTCTTGAATTTGAAAAAAAAGTAGTATATGAAAAATAAGAATCATGCTTTGGTATTATTGGAAAATGGGATCCATTTCAATGAATATGTCAGAAAAACAAATTAAATTGTTGGCGGAGAAATTTGATAAGGAAGAAACTAAAGAACAATGGCAAAAAAATGTTAAACAGGAGGTGGAATATAAAGCACCTGTATCTGCGGTTTCTGGTGGTAAAGGTTTACAAGTACCACCACCCACAGATCCATCTAAAAAAACTCTTGTTTCTGTTGAGGGTGGTAATTTAAAAGTCACTCAAGCTGAAGGTGAAATGACTGAAAAATTTGAATCAAAGGCACAACAAGGTTTATTTTGGGCTCGTTGTAATAAATGTGAAACCGAAGATTGTAAGTGGTGTAAAATGGCAAAAGAATTCTCAAAGAGTACGTCAAAAAAACAATATGAAAAAATGCCTGAAAAGAAACACCCTGAAAAAACCGTAAAATACAAGAAAAAAACAACAAAAGAAAATTACGAGCAGGAACTTGAAGATATGATTGTTGAAATGTTGTCAAATCATATTAACCCTAAAATTACAAAAGGTGATCTCAAAAAGTCAATTACTGAAAAGTCAGAATCAATGATGTTGAAAAACCCAAAAAAGGTATCTATGTTTTCTGAAGAAGAAGGTATTGAAATGAAAAGACCAATCGGTAAAATAACATCAATGGGAAAAACCTCTATGGAAGAACAAGGAACCAAAGAAAAGGAAAGAACAAAAGAGAGAGAAAAGACAAAAACCCCAACAAGAAAAAATCCGTTCAAAAATCCTAATCCTGGTGTGAAAGAAAAGCCAAGAGGAGAACAAGAAAAAATGAAGAATGATTTTATCCATTGGATTAAACAAGCATTATCGTAATATCATGGGAGATAAGGAATTAAAAAAATTAATAAGAAGAATAGTAAAAGAAGCGCCGATTGATTACGGTAGTTATCCTGAGAGAATGGATCCAAGTGCTGAAAGAAAGATTTCAGATCCTGAAGGTATATTTGCAAAAACAAGAGCTTTTGGTGGTGTTCCTGATGTTGAGAGACTTGCTGGTACAAGATTTAAGGAGGTTGTTGACTATGTTAAAAGATATTATGGTACAACAGAAAATTTAACAAGACCTGATGTTGCCCAAGCAATAATGACTGAAATGATGAGAGCGACTCAACAGGCTTTAATTATTGAATCAAGTAAAAAACAACAATTAAAAGATTTGGCAGTTGAGATTAATCAATTTAGAATGGAAAAAAGTAAATTACCAAAATTGGAATTACCAAAAAATTTCTCATTTGACATTGATGAATTAACACCGGAAGAACAAAGACAATTAGAAATAGAAAAAAGACATATTATAAATGCTCTGATTCAAGGTAGAGGTAAGAGAGGTCAATTTAGTTATCAAGCATTTAAAGATAGACTAGATGAGATTGATCCTAGATTATACCCTCTTTATAACAAAATCATGTCAGGAAATGATTTATTGTATTTCACAAATGATCAACTAATTGAAATGCTTGGGGGTAATGCTGCGGGATCATCTTCAGTGGAGTCTGATGATGAAGAAGATGAAGAAGGTGGTGAAGGAGACTCAATGGATGTGATTGTTACAAATGGTCTTATATTTCCAATTTTATTACACGAATTGGTTAAAGGGTTTGCATCTGTTGCGTCAAGAGAACAATGGAGAGAGGTAGACCCTGGAATGGCTATGGATGTAATGTCTCAAACTGACGTATTTTCACATGAACCAATGCAATTTAGGGTTGGTGGTGAATTAGTAAGAAAATTAAAATCTTTACTTCCTGACGAGTTAACAATTGATCTTGAGGGAAGAAAATACTTACCTTTCTTTGAAAGAATTCTTTACGGAATTCCGGCACAAGAATTTTTAAAGGATATAATGTCAAATGTTATCTCTGAAAGACCTTCCGATAATGATAAAGTTAAACGTAGATTTGAGGAAATATTGTCTAAAGCCAAAAAAGACTATGATAAATATTATGGTAATGAGGATGATGAGGACGAAGAAGAAGATGATGATGATATCTTAAGTAGATTAGGAATTTAATAAATCGTAAAATAACAATAAACCCCCTTTTAAGAAATTAATTGGGGGTTTTGATATTTATAATAAAATAGATTATATGAGTTTGAGTAAAGAACAACTAATGTTAGAGTATGTGAAATGTATGAAAGATACCCCATACGCATTAAAAACATATTTACAAACTTACGATAATACGGTTTCACAATACGTCCCACTACAATTATTTCCTGATCAAATAACATTATTAAATGATTATGAGGAATACAATGAAAATATTGCATTAAAATATCGTCAGGCGGGTGTATCAACCGTAACCGCAGCTTGGGTATCAAAAAAATTGGCATTTGCAAAAAAAATAAAACCTGAAAAAATCCTAATTATTGCAAACAAATTGGATACGTCTTTAGAGATGGCAAACAAAATTAGGGCTTTTGTGGGTCAATGGCCTAAATGGGTTGGTATTGATTTTGCTGCGGAAAAAAATTCACAAAAACATTATAAGTTAAATAATGGATGTGAAGTTAAGGCGGTTGCAACATCAAAAGATGCCCTTCGTGGGTTTACCCCAACAATATTAATATTTGATGAGGCGGCATTTATTGAGGCGGATAGTGACTTTTGGGCAGCTTGTATGGCATCCCTTTCTACAGGAGGTAAAGTAATCGTGGTGTCAACACCTAATGGATATGATCCAATATATTATGAAATATATGATCAAGCAAGTAGTGGAATGAACGATTTCAAAATCACTGAAATGTATTGGTTCAGAGATCCTAGATATACCAAAGATTTATATTTAGTCCAAACAGATGACATTATTCACTATCTTCTAAATAAAGAAGAATATGGTGAAGAAAAAATAATAAGTTGGTTAGATAAACCATTTGAATCAAGGGATTATGTGGAACTTAAAGACATAATGGACAAAGGTTATAAACCTTGTTCTGCTTGGTTTGAGAGTATGGTTAAAAAACTTAAGTACGATAAGAGAAAAGTATCTCAGGAGTTGGAATGTAATTTCCTTGGATCTGGTGATAATGTCTTTGATTCTAAGTTAATGCAAAAAATCCGTGAAAATATGGTTAAAGAACCATCAAATAAAATGATGGGAAACTCATTATGGATTTTCAAAGAACCAGTTGTTGGGCATAAATATATCATGGGGGTTGACGTTTCTCGTGGGGATAGTGAGGATTTCTCAACAATACAAATTATTGATTTTGATACACGAGAACAAGTATTGGAATATATTGGAAAAATTCCACCTGATGTTCTTGCAGAGGTGGCATATAAATGGGGTAATATGTATTCTGCATTTATTGTTATAGATATTACAGGAGGTATGGGAATTGCGACATCAAGAAAACTTCAAGAGTTAGGGTATAAAAATATGTATATTGATGGAGTTGATTTAAATAATACTTGGAAGTATAATCCAAAGGCAATGGATAAAATTCCTGGTATAAACTTTAATAATAAACGTGTTCAAATTATTGCAGCGTTTGAGGAAGGAATGAGACACGATTTTAGAATTTATAGTTCTCGTTTATATAATGAAATGAATACGTTTGTCTATATAAATGGTAGACCAGATCACCAAAAAGGACATCATGATGACCTAATTATGTCAATATCAATGGCACTATATGTTGGGGAATCATCCTTCTCAAGTTTGGAAAAGGTTACTGAACAAACAAAGGCAATGTTAGAATCTTGGACGGTAAATAATAATGAATCGGTTAAAAATGTAATTGATTTTAATCCTGTTATACCAAACTATAATCAAGATAGAGCGAGAGATACTTCCTCACAGAGTAGAAAAGATTATGAAAACTATGGTTGGTTATTTGGTATCAGATAATACTTATATAATATGGGATTACAAAGAAGAAAAAAATCAGGAAACTTAATTGGGGGATCATCCCTTATTGTTCCGGGACAACCTGTTTTAAGTGCCAAAAATTTTGAGGTATCGTTCAATAATAAAAAGGGATCTTTACCAGATAACAGTAGAGAAAAAAATACTAATCAAACACCCTCATCGGGATCAACAAGTAATTAGTATGGACTTATTAGAATTGAATATTAAAATTATATATAACAATTTTTTAAAAGGAATATGGAAGAAAATAAAAATAACTTAACAATATGGCAAAGACTGTCCCAAGCGTTTGGGCCAAATTCATTATTGAATCAAGATTTACCAACATATAAGTTAGACAAAAAAGAATTATTAAAAACCACAGATAAAAAAGAGTATGAGGTAGAAAAACTACAAGCACAACAAACTCTTTATTTGTCAGGTCAATGGGCAAAGATTGAAAACAATTTATATACTCAAGCGGTTTATTATGAACCAACAAGATTAGCTTCGTTTTATGATTATGAATCAATGGAGTTCACTCCTGAAATATCAACAGCATTAGATATATATGCCGAAGAATCAACCACCGCAAATCAAGATGGATATATCCTACAAATATACTCCGAATCAAAAAGGATAAAAGGTATTCTTGCGGATTTATTTAACAACACATTGGACATAAATACAAACTTACCAATGTGGACAAGAAATACTTGTAAATACGGTGATAATTTTGTTTATTTAAAACTTGATCCTGAAAAGGGTATTGTTGGTTGTATGCAATTACCAAATATTGAGATTGAAAGATTAGAGAGAGGTATGCAGGCAAAATCAATAAATGCCGAAGTGGACCCAAAATCAAAAGGATTAAAGTTCCATTGGAAAGCAAAAGATA